TCCATAGCTCCACAAAATCGACTATAAGAGGATTGACCAATGAGGCTAATTGGTAAGTAGTTGACAGCCTGGAAAGACAGGTAATTTGGTCTATTTGTGTAATGGTAGCAGTACTGGCTTGTCACGTCAGAGGCGAGAGTTCGATTCTCTCATAGACCGCAAACCTTGGGAGTAATTAACCTAAGGCTGAGAGGTTCGAAACTCTCGGAATGATTATGGTGTAAGGGTGCACACCACCTCTGAATCTAAAGGAGGTAGGGGTTTAAGGTTCGACTCCTTATTAATCAGCTAATAAACTGCGTTAAAGTGTAAAGGTTGCATCCTAGTCTCATAAGCTAGGGGGGTGGTTCGAGTCCACGTTACGCTACCAGGCCTTGTAGCTCAAAGGAGGAGCAGTTCGCTCATAACGAAAAGGTTGGGATATCATAATTCCCCAAGGCCACTAAATTTTATCCATTATGAGGTCAATTCCTTCATCTCCAATGTAGATTAGCTATTAGCTAATTTATGACTCAGAAATTGAGAATTTGGAGAGTAGTCCCTACCAGTAAGACTGGTGTTCAGGCTCCCACGTTTTTTGTTGAAACAACAGAGAACGGTAGAGAAGAAGCAGTAGCATCTGCAAACCGCCAAGCAAGACAAAGGTCAGGTTTGGGTAAGTTTAACAATTGGTATTTCGAATTAACTAAAATGAATGTCAGAGTTGACAGACATGGAAAGTATATTCGTCATCACCAATAAGAAAAATATTCGGAGAAAGATTTGGATATCTGGATCTTTCTTCGTATATTAAAGTATAGAAATAAAATTAATAAAAGTTATGGCAAGTTATTCAACAGACGAAGTACAGTTAGCATCTGAGTTAACTAATTATAATGCAACAAAAGAAGCAATCGTAGATGGATTAGTTAGAGAAGGGTTTCTAACCGAAGAACAGGGCACCACAGTTAAAAACCAATATGCAGTAGCACTAGTTAAAAACAATTGGTTTGGTACTGCAATAGCAAAATTAATCAACAGAAAAGATACAACAATAATTAAATTAGTAAAAATCGTATAGTTATGAAGAATTCGTTATCAGCAAAAGGGTTATCAATGTCTCAAGCACAATCAATCTCTAATCTTTGCAATCAAAGAGCAAAAGAGATTTCTACTAAATTAGATAACATCAACAACGTAGAGAAAACTTTAGTAATAGGTACTGAAACCTATATTGAAACTCAAGGAAATCCTATTCCAGAAAACGTAGTACAGTTACTACAAGCCAAAGCAAGATTATCTGCCACTCAAGCATTCTTGATGGAAAACATCAAAGCTAAGGATGAATTAATTAAAGATATTCAAACTGAGAAATTCAACTATGAGGTAGAAGCTCCAATCCGTCCTACAACCATTTCAGAAAACCTTCCTTTAGAGGTAGATGGAGATTTTGGTTTAGATCAAATGACTGCAGCCGAATATAATGAGTATTTAGAAGCAGAGGCTTATGCTTCACATATTGGTCAGTTCATTCATAAAAGAGGAACTCTAGACCGTTTAAGAGCAGAACTTCCTACCATTAAAACTTTAGAGTTTATGGATATTGAAGCAGGAAAAAGAACTCCTCTTAAAGTAACTATTCACCACACACCTGAGCAATTGCTTGCAATTCATGAAGAATTAGCAGGACTTCATAGAGGGTATGAGCAAAAAGTGAATTACTTCAAATCAAAAGCAAAGAATGCTGTTACTTCTGAGAATGCTAGAATTCAGAAAGAGAGAGGTGAAATTCAAGCAAGAGTTAATCAAGTAAACTTAGAATTAGCAAATGAGTATAAGTTGGCTTATGATAAGTGGTTAGCAGATCAACGTAAGGCTCAACACGAGTTTGAAGAAAAACGTCAAGGTAAAATTCAAGATGCTGTTAACTTAAAAATTAATGTAGCAGAAAGATTCCAGGATGTAGTAGACGAATTCTTGAATCAATTAAAATAGTATGGGTCAAAAAGTTGATTGGGTATTTTGGTTTACAATAGAAAGAAGAGAAGGATGGTTTAAAAAGTTTTGGAAAACTAGAGGATCTAATGCTATGGAATTTCAAATCTATAATTATAGAATATCAATTGGTATGCCTTGGCACCCTGAAGTTATAAGAAAAGCTGATGTAAACTATCCAATGGAAGGAATTAATCATATGCTAAAGACCAATGAGCAAAATAGAATTGGAATAAAAAAATGGGGAAGATTTAGATTTATTAAAAATTAATATAAAATAATAGTTATGAACGAAGTAGTAGGAATGCCAGAACCAGAATTATGTCAGGAAGCATGTGTAACCAAAACATATGACGACAGATCAGAAAAATACAGACCATCTAGAATGGAATGTCTAAGAGATTATGAAATAGGAATTAGATTTCTTTCAAGAGGATGTGTTATCAATGTAGGATGTAAACAAGTTGCATTTTCTACAATCAAAGAAGCAATGAACGCTTTTACTGATTACATAAATGATCCTTACGGAACAAGGCAGATTTGGGAGAAAAGATTCCAAGAAGAAGAAAAATAGCTATGAATCTCAGAGAACAGTATGCTGTGTACGAAAAAGTACCTGCACATGGTAGCGAAGAAAATGGGATAATATTAGGTCCATTTAATTCAGAAGAAGATGCTCAACAAGCTAGAAAAAAGTATGGGTATAGTAGCAGTAACTACTTTGTTGATAAAATAAAATAATTTGGTGCTAAGGAGGTAAGCACAAGCCGATCCTCCAAAGCTTTATGCTGGGATAGTGGAGTCTTAAATTATAGATACATATAAAAATGACTTTTAATCATTCTATGAGACACTTAAATGGCCCCGTGCCATTTAGACAGACACGCTTCCTTACAAACTTTCAAAACTAAGATAGAACTCAACAGCTAGACATGTTACTCCTACTGGGAGACTAAAAGTGGCTAGCAACTTTGAGACTTAGTTTTTGTCCTTGCCTTTGTGGTAAGGAAGGTCCTTGACCTTGATTTTAGCTTAGATTTAGTCTATATGCTTTACATCCCAGCAACATATTTATTATAAAACATATATTATGAAAAAAGAAGATTTAAAAAACCTTATTAAAGAAGCAATAACAGACCAGTTTCTTAAGAACTCAGATTTACAGCAATTAAATAAGATTGTATTTAAACTATATGATAGTGGAAAAATAGAGAAAAGTGAATATGCGTCAATCCAAACAATTTTAAAGAAATTAGATAAGTAAACTTAGAATATTTTAAAAATAATTAACAAAAGGCTTGCTTCGGCAGGCTTTTTTTCGTATATTTAGTTATAATTAATAAGATAAAGGTTATGATAAAATCAATAATTACCAAGGGGCATTTAATAGCCACATTAGACAATATAAGTAAAGTCAGAAAGTCTGGAACAATTCTTGAGATAACTAGAGCAGGAGCTTTTTTAGAAGGTATTCTTTATTCTTTAGGTAAGCTATCACCAAAGGGAGGCTTTCAATATAAAAATATAGAATATATAGAAGTTGGATGGTTTGGTAAAGAGAAAGTAAAAACAAGAGAACAAACATATATAGAATATATGATTGAAAGAATAGAAGAATTAATTGAAGAAATAGAGTAGTTATGAAACTAACATTAGGAAAAGGACAACAGTTGTTCTTTACATCAGACACACATTACGCTCACTCAAACATTTGTAGTGCAACTACAAACTGGTCAGTGAATGATGGATATGCTCGTAAGTTTGATTCATTGGAAGATATGAACCAAAGACTAGTTGATAACATTAACAACATGGTTGGTGAAGATGATATCTTAATTCACTTAGGTGATTGGTCATTCGGAGGATTTGATAAAGTGCAAGAATTTAGAGATAGAATTGTTTGTAAAAACATTCACTTGGTACTTGGAAATCACGATCACCACATTGAAAGAAACAAAGAAGGAATTCAATCATTATTCTCTTCAGTACAGAACTACTTGAGATTAGAAGTAAGAAGACCAATTAATAAAGCAACAACTGAGAAGTTTATTTTCGTGTGTATGCACTATCCAATTGCGTCATGGCATGATATGAACCAAGGAGTAATTCACTTGCATGGCCACGTGCATTTACCGGCAAACCTACGAATAGCAGAGGGTAAAGCAATGGATGTTGGAGTAGATGGAAATGAACTGGAGCCAATTTCAATGGACGAGATATTATCGATAATGAAAGATCGTCCAATTAAAAAATTAGCATTACCAAAGGATCATCACGAAAAAAGAATTTAATATGTTAAACACAAGAGTAGAAGACAACCACTTTAATGAAGATGGTTCATTAATATCGTCACGGATTATAATTGAGGTTCCATTATCTCACGAAATGCTACAAGATTGTTATTCGTATGCAGCAATGGATGCACCATCTGAAATTAAAAGAATGTTGATGGAATTTCTTGGTGATACAATTGATGAAATCATTTTAGGTAAAAGACCTGATAATGTTGATGAACAATGGTTAAGAAGAAAACTAATAGAAGTAAAAGTAATATGAAGGAACTTTATCTATTAAGAGGATTACCTGGATCAGGAAAATCAACATTAGCAAAATCAATAGGTGGAATGCATGTAGAAGCAGATATGTTTTTTATGGAACCATCCTTAGAATTTAGGACAGTACATACTTATAAGTTTGATCCTTCTAAATTAAAAGAAGCACATGCTTGGTGTCAAAAGACAGTTGAAGTATGTATGCTTAGGGATTTAAAAGTTGTAGTATCAAACACATTCACTCAGGAATGGGAAATGCAACCATACTATGATCTAGCAGAAAAGTACGGATACAGAGTTTATTCTTTAATTGTAGAAAACATCCACAACGGAAAAAGCATTCATAACGTTCCAGAAGAAAGCATTAATAAAATGAGGGACAGGTTTATCGTTCGTTTATAGATTTTAGTGCTATTTATATATAGTACTAACTATGAATGTTGAAAACTATGGGAAAAGAACACAGAATCTGCGAATGCTGTAAGCAGCAGTATTATGGGCAAGGAAAATTATACTGCTCTATTGGATGTCGAAACAAGGCATCAAAAGGAAAACCTCAAAAGAAAAGAAGTGATGAAACAAAATCAAAAATAAGCAAAGCACATAAGGGTAAGACTATTAGTGATGAAGTAAAACTAAGGACATCCAATACCCAAAAAAAATTATGGGAGAATGAAGAATACAGGGAGCAGCAAAGAAGTAGCAGAGTAGGTCGCATACAAAGCGAAGAAACTAAAAAGAAAATCTCAGATGCTCAAAAAGGAGTCCCAAAACCTTCAACTACTCTTTATAATCTAACAAGACCTAAAGTATCAGGCTGGAATCATACAGAGGAAAGTAAAAAGAAAATAGGAGAAAAAGTATCAGGAAATAAGAACGGAATGTACGGGAAAGTTCCTATATATTCAAAATACTCCTTATATGAAAAGGGTACTACTACGATAAAGATGCGATCTACTTGGGAAGTACTTTTTGCTCAATACTTAGACAGATTAGGATCTGACTGGGAGTATGAAAAACACACCTTTAAACTAGGAGAAAAGCACACATACACTCCAGATTTTTACTGTAATGGCACCTTTTACGAAGTCAAAGGATACTTACATCCACATTCAAAAGTAAAGATGGAACAATTTATCGAGCAATACCCTGAACATACTCTAGTACTTGTTAATAAAGCCTACCTAAAAGAATTAGGATTACTAAAATAAATGTAAATTTATTTGGAAATACAAAGAATAGTTCGTATATTTGAGTATTAAATAAACAAAAGTTATGGAAGAAACATTTGAACAATACCTACAAAGACTAAAAGACAGACGTACAGAAGACGATTATAAGTACACTGATGAGGATTTTATCCAATATGAAGAGTACATCAGAGATTGTTGTAAAAGTGGAATGAGTGTCTATAAATGTCTTGAGTTTATGTATTTTGCAGAAAAGGATATGGATGATCAATTATTTAATAGAGAATCTAGAGAAGAAATACACTTAGAACAAATTGCTTCAAAACAATTCCAAAAGGATTTTAATAAAGAAGTAGGAGATGTATTAGTTCAACAATTAAACAAATAAAAATTATGAAAACAGAAATTGCAGAATTAGAAATTGACCAACTAAAATCAGAAGGGTTGAATTTTGATTATAAGTTCACACAAGGAAATTATAATAATTACTTAAACTTATGTATTGAAAAAGAAGGTTATGATATAAAAACAATTATATCAAAATTAAAACAAAATGAGAAAATTATTTTTTCACTTAATTTAGGTGATAACTTTAATGGTTCAAAAGACCAAAAAGAAGGTAGCATTTATTGGAAACATCCACAACATGGTTTGTGCGTTAGAGTTCAGTCAAGTGAAAAAAGTTTACAAGAATGGTCTTATGAATTAGAAAAAATATTCTCTTTAAAACCTTCTGATTATATTGATGTGGAATTACCACCTTTTGATGATTTGGATGATGATGGTAATTACATTGGAACTGACCCAAAATTTAAAAAGAAATAAGAAATGGAAAACAATAATTCAGTTTGCTTCATAGCAAAAATAAACGAAGTAAAAGCAATCGAAGGAGCTGACAACATCGAACAAGCAGTTATCGGAGGATGGAATACGATTGTAAAAAAAGGAACACATCATGCAGGACAACTAGTAATAGTAGCAACTACTGATGCAGTTATCCCTGTAGAACTTTCTGACAAGTTTGGTGTAACTAACTACCTAAGAAAAGGACAAAGAGTTAGAACTGTAAAACTAAGAGGAGTTTATTCTGAATGCTTAGTAATACCAATCACTCCTGGACATGAGATTAACTACTCAGAGGGTCAAGACATGATGGTAAAACTTGGTATTGTGAAATACGAACCACCAGTTAAACAAATCCAACTTGCCTCAGGTAGAAAGATTAAGTGGAGAGACAATCAAAACTTCCACATCTACTACAAATTCCCAAACCTTAAAAACGTTGAAGGAATGTTTACAGAAGAAGATGAAGTTCAAATCACTAGAAAGATTCACGGTACAAATGCTAGATACGGTATTGTAAAGAAAAGTAAATTAACATTCTGGGATAAAGTAAAAAAATTCTTAAGAATTGCTGATGAGTGGATTGACTACGAATACATTTATGGTTCACATAATTGTGAGAAAGGAAGTGACTCTCAAGGATTCTATTCAACTGACGTTTGGAGAACAATTGCTGAAAAGTATGATATCAAAGCAAAGCTTCTAGAAGGAGCAAAGTGTAGAGGTGTAGAGAATTTAGGAGCAGGAATTATCCTTTATGGAGAAATTTATGGAGCTGGTATTCAAAAGAACTATGAATATGGTTTAAAAGATATTGAGTTTGCAGGTTTTGATATTAAGATAGATGGAGAATACCTAGCATCAGAAACAACAGAAATCCTAATCACAGAGTTATTCAAACTTCCTCATGTACAAGTTCTCTATAATGGAATTTGGAATCAAGAAATTCAAGATAATTATATATTCAACAACTTCATTCCAGGGACTAAAACTCCTCACGAGGGAATAGTTATAAAGCACATATCTGGAGATCGTAAAAAGGTAGCAAAGGTAATCAATCCTGAATATTTAATTGCATCAGAGAAGCACGATTATGGCGACAGCCACTAGCAAAAAATAATTACAAAAAGGCTTGTTTATTCAAGTCTTTTTTCGTATATTTAAGTATAAAATAAAAGTTATGAGAGGAAAAAGAATTTACTGTGAAGATATATCACCCACTATAAAATCAATTAGAACATCTAAGAACCATGGAAAAACAGTGGAGATACACGGTCAACAGTATGAATATGTGGGAGACGATATGTTATTCTGTTTAAAAACTTTTCGCATTAAAAAACTATGAATTATACAATACTCTTAATAATGCTACTTTTTCCGCTTGGATGCGATAAACAGTACCCCACCACTATACCTATAGAATATCAATACAGTTATAGCGAACAAGAATTAGATTTAATGGATATTACAAATCAATATAGAGAAAGTCTACAACTAAGTACATTAACCCCTATTGAACATATAGGTCATTTATGTGAAGAACATAATCTATACATGATTAAAGAAGATACAATAACACATGATTATTTTTATGATAGGCAAATAAATTTACAACAATTATATAGAGCAACTAGAGTTGGAGAAATATTAGCGTACAACTACCAAACTAACCAAGCAGTATTACAGGCCTGGATTAATAGTCCAATTCATTTTGCAACATTAACAAGACCTGGGTATACTAATTTTGGTGTATCAATAGTAACGAATCCTAGTAACAAGAAAAAGTATTATACATTTATTTTTATTGCCAAATGAAAAAATTAACTTACATATTACTATGCATTGTATTAATTTCATGCAGTAATGATTCCGCACAAGAAATAGAAAACGACTATTTATTTAATGATAGTGAATTAGAATTAATTGATATAATAAATCAACATAGAGTAGATATTAATTTAACTCAATTACAAATACTACCTCACTTAGGTTATCTTTGTTCTAAAAACAATCAAGAGATGATAGAAGCAGGGACTCTATGTAATTGCCATTTTATTGAATCAGTAAATAGTATTGATGAATTATATAATACACAATATGTAAGTCAAATCATACTTTACAACTTTAGTAATACTCAATCAGCAATGAATGCAATAATGAGTGATATTACTTCAAAAACCATAATTGAAAGAAACTACACAGATATAGGAGTATCAATAATAAAAGATCCTAATACAAACAAAAAATACTATACCGTATTAATAATAAAAAGATGAAATATTTAATACTATTACTTTTACTAACACAATTTACCTTTAGCCAAGAAAGAAAATACTCTTTTGAGTATAGAGAAAATAGAACACCAGACGGATGGGAAAAAGTACACACACCAGGTGATGTAATTTTCTATGAAGATAAATATAGTAACACAGTTTCTATTATAACTGAAAATAGATTTGAGCATTTGTATGTTAAGTCAAAGCAGTTATTTTTAAGACTAGATACTTTTTTATATACTTTAGTTGATGAAGATTATAAGGAATGTAGCTTTAGGGTAATTGTATTAGGAACATTAGATAATTTAGAATTATACTATTATTCAGATAGGAAAGAAGAAAAGTATTATAGATTAATATTAAAAAAATGTGAGTAAAAAGTTGCTTACTTAGAATATTCTTCGTATATTTAGGTATATTAATAATTAAAAACTAAAGGTTATGTTTTACAAATTCAATCAAGATACTCTTGAATTCCAAAGAGTAAAACCATCCACTTATCTAAAAGGAGGATTATTAACATTAGCAATTACTGCTATTGTAGGATTTAGCTGTTCACCAAGAGCAGTTCTAAAAGATCTAACACCAGAAGAAAAAATTATTGTTGTTAGAGAATACAATGGATTTTCAGAAAAAGCATTAGAGGATAAAATTAAATCACTCAATTTTAAATTCCCTCATATTATACTAGCTCAAACATATCAAGAGACAGGTCATTACTCCTCAATTATTTTTAGAGAGAACAATAATTTATTTGGCATGAAAGAAGCAGTAGTGAGAACTAATCTAGCAAAGGGTACTAATAGAGGACATGCTTATTACGATACTTGGCAAGATTCACTTATAGATTACGCTCTATACTCAGCAACATATTTATCAGATATAAAAACGGAAGGAGAGTATTTTGAGTATTTAAGACAAAATTATGCTGAAGATAAATCATATGTTACTAGATTAAAAGCATTGATTAAAAACAATAACTTAAAAGCTAAATTTAATTAGTTATGAAAAACATACACATATTATCAACAGATAAACCAAGTAGGTTAATATTACAAACCAACAATAAATTTAGATTATCTGCAATTAAATTTAGTGGTAAAATAGCAAGTGGTGTGACTCAAAACATATACATCACTTCTGATGAAGAAATTGAATGGGATAGTTATTGGTTAAACAGAGATAATAATGTTGTTTCTAATGGAGCAATGTTTGAATTAGCAGATAAAGCACCAAGTTGCAAAAAAATCATTTTAACAACAGACCAATCATTAGATGGTGTACAAGCTATTGATGATGAGTTCTTAGAATGGTTTGTTAAGAATCCAAGTTGTGAGGAAGTTGAAATTTTTAAATTTAAAACAAGACTTCGTGATGAATGGAGATTTGAATACAAAATCATTATTCCAAAAGAAGAACCTAAACTAGAAGAAGATGAAATTATTGATATTTCAGACCATGATGGAATAGGTAATGCAGTAGACAATCTTAATAATGAACCACCACAAGAAACACTTGAAGAAGCTAGTAAAAATTCCAAAAACTATACTAAAGAGTCAAATGGATACCCTAAAATCCAAGCTTTTATAGACGGTGCTAAATGGCAACAACAGAATAGTTATAGTGAGGAAGATATGGCAGAATCATTTATGGCTTGTTGGAAAGCAAATGTATCTGATGGAATTGAATGTAAATTATCATTTAAAGAATGGTTTGAACAATTTAAAAAGAAATAAGATGAAACAAACAGTAATGCAAGATTTGAGAGAAGATTTAATTTTAACTCAAACATCAGCAAAAGATGCCTTAATTGAAATTGAAAATCAAGAAATAAGAAAAGCTTGTCAAGAAGTCGTGAGATTAACTTTGAGTAGTATCATTAAAAGAATTGATGAAGAACTTTTAGAAATGGAAAAGCAACAACAAGGATATAGTGAGGAAGAAGTGTTAATAATTATAGATGATTTATTTAGACAATATGCAAATTTATTTAGAATAGATGCAAAAGAGCATTTTTTACAATTTAAAAACAAATAAGATTATGAAAGACTTTTTTGAAGATTTAAAAAACAGACCAAGACCAAACTTATTCAGAAGAATATATCTTTGGTGGTATCATGACGGAAGGTATTATCACAAATACTTTAAACAAGGGGTAAAAAATATATGGTATTGGTTCCCAATTATCTGGAAAGATAGGCATTGGGATGACCATTATATCTTTGAAGTACTAAAACATAAACTAAAAGCACAAGCCAAATACATTGGTAATAGTGATAGGCATACAAGAGCACAGCTTGATGCTAAAAGAATGAGACTTTGTATTAAGTTGATTGAATTAGTTCAAGACGAAACATACCAAATGGAGTATATGGATTATGCAAAAGACAGACATTGGTTTACAGATTGTGAAGACAGCCCAGGATCTTCTCTTTATAATTCAGAAGAGGTATGGGAAAAGTATGATGACTTTTTTAAAAAGTACCCTCTTGTTTATAAACAAGTATTAAACGGAGCAGGACCATTTACTTTGAATGGTAGAAGTGAAGCTGATATGAAAAGGATTATTGCACAGAATATTGCCCATGTAAATCAGGATAGAGTACAAAAACTTCTATTTAAAATTTTAGAAGAAAATATAAATTCCTGGTGGGATTAGTTGGTAGATCAAAATAAATTTCGTATATTTAGATATAAAATAGAAACAATGAAAAAAAGAATATACTTAGACGATGTAAGAACACCTGTATCACCAAACAATGAATGGGTGGAAGGAACACCAGAATGGACTGTTGTTCGTTCTTATGATGAGTTTGTAAGTAAAGTAATTGAGATTGGACTAGAAAATATCGAAATAATCTCTCTAGATCATGACTTAGGACCTTCAGCAATGGCTGAATGGCATTCAAATGTATATCACAATTACGAATTAAATTATGATAATATTCAGGAGAAAACTGGAATGGATTGCACAAAATGGTTGGTTAATCAATGGCTGGATGGAGCTCCTGTTGTTGATGTTGTAATACATTCTGCAAATGCAGTTGGTAGTGCTAATATGATGGGGTATATAAACAACTACAGACATATCCATAGACTGCCTCAGAATTGTGTAAGAGTAAGAATTAAACATACAGTATAGATTATGAAAACAGAACAACAAATCAGAGAAAAGTACAAAGAGATGTTAAAGCATACAGAAGATTTAGATGATATGGTTAACAACCCAAGTAAGTATAGTGGTATTGATATTGAAAATATTCAAGACCATATTAAAGTAAGGGAAGAACAGTATAGAATGAATGCTCTAATTAAGTGGATTTTAAATTAACAAACTATGACACTAAAAAATAAAATAAAATATTTTATAAAAGATTTAGATTTTTTAAGAGCATATAACTCTCCATTCAAAGCACCAAAATTAAAATGGTATTGTGGAAAAATTGCTTTAGGAACTCCTTACTTCTTTCCTAGAAAATGGGTAAAAGCAACCCCAGAAAGAGCTCATCAAGCCACTTTAGATTATATAAAAAGCACTGAAGAGTTTAATGAACGTAACCCTAAATATACTCGTAGTATAAGGCCTTATGATGAAATATTTGCAGATAAAATGAACTGCTCATATGCTGTTCCTAAGAAAATAGGATTTGATTTTGTTAGACTGGGATGGAAAACAAAATACGATTCATATAGACATGAGTGGAACCCAATGATTAGTTTTGTATTTTTTAAATGGCAAATAGCACTTATGTTTATACCAGAGCATGATATGCATTACTGGGAGGCTTGGTTATATTATACAAGAGAAACTAAAGGAACTACAGCAGAAAGAGTAGCTCAATGCAGAAAAGAAGCACCACAGACTTGGACTAGTCATAGTGAAGGTAAAAAAGAAACAACAGATTATTATAATTTAATTTTAAAAAAGAAATGGCTATGATAGGAGGGGTACAACCAAAAGTATTACTATCTCAAGAAGAGGATGGTACTTTACATTTAGACGAACTATTTGAACAAATTTACGGTAAACAAGAAGACCATAAATACAAATTAGTAAGAGAAAGAGATGGACTAACAAAAACATCTGTAGATGTGAAATGGTTAGAGTTTGGTGAAGATGGAAGATATAAAGCAGACTTTCCACAAGTAGCAGTTGGAAGAAGTTTACTTATGTCTCCATTTGGTCCTACATTTACTTGGCAAACAACACCAGTAGTCAGTATACTGGAAAGTAAAGAGAGGTATATTAAGTTTTCAACTGAAAATTCTGTATATGAGCTTTTTGAAATCTAACCGTATTTTTTACTAGAAAATCTTTTTTAGTGCTATTTATATTAAATAAGAGTACTGGAACTACTCGATAAAAACATTACGGAGATTTTAAGATAACACCATGTTCCAGATGGTCTATTTTAATTTCTCCTTTTTTTATTTAATATGATAGGCATTTATAAGATTACAAGTCCAAAAGGAAGAGTTTATATTGGGCAGAGTATTGATTTAGAAAGAAGAGAGTTTGAGTATTCTAAAGTACATAAGTGTAAAGGACAGCCTAGATTGCATGCTTCACTAGTAAAATACGGTTTCTCTACACATCTCTTTGAAATTATAGAAGAATGTACTGCTGAACAATTAAACATTCGTGAGAGACACTGGCAAGAATGTTACAACGTACTAAGTGAGAGAGGATTAAATTGTAGACTAACACACACACTAGATAAATCCGGAGTACATTCCATAGAATCTACTAACAAACAAATAATAAGTCGTAAACTTTTTGAATTAACTCCTGAAGGAAAAGAAATTAGAGCTACTATGATAACTAACATTAAAGCCTACTATAAGACACCAGAAGGAAGAGCCACCATAAAAAATAGAGCTTCTAAAATAGACTATGTAGCCTCAAATATAAAAAGATTAGCAAGTAGAGACGAAGTAGCAAGAGCTGAGAAGAGTAAAAAACCTATAATTCAACATGCAAAAGATGGAACATTTATAAAAGAATGGACATCAGGAAAAGAAGCAGGGAACACTCTAGGAATACATCCAGCAAATATAACAGCATGTCTGAAAGGAAGGTATAAACACTCAGGAGGATTTATTTGGAAATATAAAGAAATTTAGAAATAAAGTTGTTTTATCGAAATAAATTTCGTATATTTAAGTATAAATAAAAAGATAAAGTTATGATTTTAATTCCATTAATATTTCTTTACATTCTACCTGCTATACTTTCCGTAGTAGTTATATATCATAAATCAAACGAAGTAACTCGTGGAGATTTAATCGGGATAATTTTAGTATCACTAGTACCTCTATTTAATTTCTTTGCTGGATATATAGGTGGATTAATATCTTTATGTGAATCAAAAACAGTTAATAATTTTTTTAACAAAAGAATAAAATGAAATACATTTTACTATTAGTAGCATATGAATTTATAAGGTCCAAAGTAATTTGGCTATGGTACTACTTACTTAAAAAAGGAGGAGAATAAAATGAAAAAATTTAAACTAATAAAAGAATACCCAGCATCTCCTAAATTAGGATTTGTAGTATTTGAAAGACATTGTGGGATGTATCATAACATAGAGACAGGAAATATGTACGGTTCTCAAATGATTGAGAATCAACCTGAATTCTGGGAAGAAGTAGTTGAAAAAGATTATGAAATTCTAATATCAAGAGTAGTACCACAAGAAATACTCTCAGTAAAACGTCTCTCAGATGGAGAAGTATTTACAGTAGGTGATTTAATTACTGGACAGTCTTATGCAGACGCTAGAGTTATTGAAAAAATTAAAATAAGATATGATGGATCAATTGAATTAGAACAAAAGCATGGTGATACTAAGTTAGTATATGCTACAAAAGCAAAACAACCACTGTTCATAACACACGATAAAAAAGATATTTTTGCAGGAGACAAAGTATGGTGGGTGAATAAAAAGACTTTTGAATTCGATTACTTTGTACCAACACCTTCAGTAACATTTTTTTCAGATCTAAATACATACTTCCTAACAAGAGAAGAAGCAGAGGATTATATTATTGAAAATAAGCCAGCACTATCAATTAAAGAATTTTGGCAGATAACATCTATGTCATTGAGTAATGCAGCAAAGAGTATAGTATTAAGAGAACTAGTAAAAAAGAGATTAAATTTAAAATAAAATGAAATACATTTTACTACTAGCAGCTTATGAATTGATAAGATCCAAATTAATTTGGTTGTGGTATTATTTAATAAAAAAAGGAGGAGAATAAAATGAGAATAACAGTAATCTCAGATACACATACAAAACATGGATTGATTCCCCTTACAGATTTACCTGGAGGGGATTTATTAATCCATGCCGGAGACATAATGAACTCAGGATATAACAAAAATGATATCTTAGATTTCTGTACTTGGTTTCATTCACTTGAGCAATATGATAAAAAAATATTCATAGCAGGTAATCATGATCGTATGTTTGAGAATCATCCTGAAGGAGTAGAGGAACTACTAAACATATATTTGGATATTGACTATCTCCAAGATGAAGGATATGATTTATATGATTTAGATACTGATACAAGTACAAAGATTTATGGTTCACCTTGGCAACCGGAATTCTATTCTTGGGCATTCAATCTTCCTAAAAATGGAATTGAGTTAGCAGGTAAGTGGGAAGCAATTCCTGACAACACAGACATTCTCATTACTCATGGTCCTGCATTTGGAACTTTAGATACAGTAGCAGGTCGCCCTTGGGATAATTTAGGATGCGAGTTACTAGCAGAAAGAATTGAAAGATTTAGACCAAAGATTCATATTTGCGGCCATATCCATAGTGGTAGAGGTATAGAATATAAAAATGGAACTTTATTCATCAATGCTTCAGTCCTAGATGAAAGATATGAGTATACCCAAAAACCTATAACAATAGATTTTGATTTTACAACAGGTGAATATGAAATTATATTAATGTAAATTTTTGCCACTTATAACCAAAAGCGGTAGCTTGTCTACCTACACATACATCATTAATATCTGAGGATACGTTACGGGATTTTCCAATCCAATTAGAAGCTTCCATTAATGTGGGGAAAGTATTTACTAAAATATTGTCTTTAGAATAACAAAATATTCTACGAGAAGATCTAGAATCTACATAAGATTTAATACCTAAATACTTTTCCTTCTTTCTAGGCAGGCCTATAGAGGGATCTGAATAAAGATATTCTCCAAACATAATAATACTTTCATTTTGATTTATTTGGAATTGAGAGTATTTTGAGGAGGCTCTAACAGTTTTACGTACTGTAAATTGAATATCTAGAGTATTACATAGATTTTCTAAAGCTTTCCAATCCTGTTCATGAGAACTTGTAATAATACATTGTATTAAGTTAGAATTAGAATTGTGGTAGAAACATCCATCTCCATCATTCCATCCTAAGAAGAAATATTTATGTAAATTATTGGGAATATGTGATAGAATTTTACAAGGGGAATCTGATGATTTACTTGTATAGTTATTCTCTTTAAGAAAGTCTGCTATAGGTTTTGAAGAAAAGTTGATAGTACCACTTAATTTATTATTTAGAGATTGTTTTTTAGTGTAAGTATTAAATTCTCCTGTTTTTAGAAAAATTGGAAGAAAGTAATCTATATCATCTTGTAAACATTGCAAACTAATAGAATTAGTAGTTTTAGAAATATACCCATCAGCCCAAAGAAGACCTAGGATATATGAGGATTCAGGAGTAAAGTTTTTAGTAAACAAATCAGAGTTTACTTTATTTGAAAATTTAAAAGCCATAATATTGTTGTTTATTATAAATATGCACGTTTTGTATTTTATTCATGAAAAATATGGAAAATTTTAAAAAAAGTTTGGATATTAGGAAATAAGTTCGTATATTTAATTATAAATTTAAAATAAATAAGATTATGAAAATATTAAAAAAAATGAAAAACGAGTTAAAAGAGTGTTATGAATATTACGACAGGTTTTGGTTTGGTGGTTTATTAGAACCAATAATTATTTGGTTTACAATTTTTTTAATATTTTTAATTTAAAAATAAATAAAATATGAAAGTAAAAGAAACACTTGAAGAAGTTGCTGAAAGATTATTAAACTTAAATGAATTGGATAATTTTAGAGATTATCACTACAAGCAAGATTTATACAATGCCTTTATGATTGGTATTAAGTATCAACAAGAAACAAGTTATAGTGAGGAAGAAGTATTAAACTTTACTCAAACAATTATTCAACAGTATAAATTTGGCAATACTAATATTGAGCAAATGGATTTATTAAAAGAAACTTTGCAATTATTTAAAAACAAAAAATAAGATTATGAAAAACACAGACCTAAAGACCTTAACATTGGTTAAATGGAATTATGATAGTTTACCTGAGCAGTGGAGAGATAAGAACCCAAATCCTTATGAGGGTATGATTTTTATGTATTTCGGAGAAGTAAATGGAATGAAAGCACATTCTTTTCTTCAATGTATAAAAACAGGTAAACCTTTTATATTACATACCGATAAATTATTACCTTTAACAGAAGGCGAATTATAAATATGAACAAGTTAGATGTATAGTGGTACACATTTCTTCAATGCATCAGTATTGGATGAGAGATACGAATACACTCAAAAGCCAATGACGTTTGATTGGGATAAAGAAACAAATACAATTGAGTTTATCTAATATTTATTGTAAAACAATATGAGTAAGATGTCAACTTTAATGATTCCTCTTTTAAAGGAAATTCTAATGAAAGAAGTTGGGGAAGCAAATATTCCCCCACTTTCTTTTACAAGAGCTTTTAAAAACAAATATAAAGCTTTAGTAGACATTGGAGATTATACTGAGACTATTACTGTAGAGTTTGAAGATTTTCATAATGAAAGTGTACTGGATGCTGAAAGACAATACTACCTACCTAGTTTTTTAAAAGATCTTCCTAGAACTTATAATGTAGGGTACGATGTTGGAGGAAGTACAACACAGTTACAGAAAGCTGATATAAAAACTTTATTAACCATACTATCAACTGTAACTGCAATTGTAAAAGATTTTATAGCATCTGAAGATCCAAATGCACTTTATATAGAAGCTACAGAAAAACAAGAAGGAAAGATTCAAAAATCTAATCTATACAAAGCATACATTCTTCAGCAACTAAAAACAATTCCAGGATATCAAGCTGAATCTAGGAGAGAAGGAGAATTAATTTTTAAAAAATAATTGATAAAAGGCTTGTTTATTCAAGTCTTTTTTCGTATATTTAAGTATTAGAAACAAATAAAAAATAAAGGTTATGGAACAAACATTTGAAAGATACCAACTACTTAGCAAAGAGGTACAGTATGTAACTAAATATATTCCCAACTGGGAAGTATTTGATTTTGAAAATTTACAAAAAGTTCTAGATGAAATGAAAGAACTTCAACAAAAATTAAAAAAATAAAGGTTATGAAAAAGTTTTTAGAATTTATTTGGGTTTTAATAGGACCTGCAGTTATATTTATATCAACAGTGACTATTGTTATATTACTATTAGCATGGGTATGTACAGGATTTGGTATTATGATGATAATGTGTCCAATATTATTTCCTTCTCCTTTATGGGTTAGATGGTTTATAGGAATATTTGATTGTTTATGTTTAATTGTAGTAGTATATGGAGCAATTCAAAATGCATATCAACAAGTTTATAAAAATTAAAATAAAAGTTATGTTCAAAAAACTATTTAAGTACAAACCAACAGAGCAAGAACAACAATTTATAGATATTGCTCAAGATCTTTTAAATCATCCAGACACAGTAGTAAGAATGACTTTCTGTTCAAGAAAATATTTCTTAACAAATGAAAAACGTCACTACTACATGATGTTACAATTTCCAAATGTACAAGTAACAAACACAAAATTTTCATTTGCAAAAGGAATTCATCCAAGAGCATACGATATAATTTTAGATATGGTACATGCTTACATTGAAAAAGATCGTCAAGCATTAGAAGACCAAATCTTTGAGAATGAACGTAAAATGCTTGATCAAGTAAAAAGTAAGCTACAATTAGTATAATGGAACTAAATCATTATGTAGGACCATTTCTATTAAATAATGGATTTGAGAAACGAGAAGACAACAACTACTATAATTCAGAATGTACTGTGTTAGTTGCAGATAAGTACTATGAAGTAATGTTTAAAGATCCAATATGTGGAGGAAGTTCAATGTTTACAGACTCTTGGTCAATATATCATTTAATAGGAATTTTGACTTGGTTCGATTTAATAGATAGAAATTATAAAAAATGATAAGACGCTACGACAAAGAATTTCAAGCATCAACCATTGTAAATGGGAATGAAGTAAAACTATACAGAGAGTATTACCAAAATGGGAAGTACAGTTATTACATCCATTGGGGAGAAGCTAATACACAAATGAGTGTACAAGAATTACTAACACCAAAAGGAAGAACACCCTCAGTGGGAGTAGCAATAAAACATTTTCTTAACGCAGCAAAAGCAGCACAGTATTTAAAATTTAGTAAATTATAATGGAAAAACAAAAATTCCCATACAGAAGACCAGCATTCCCCAATACCGGAGATGATAATGAGTGGACATCGGGAATAACTATAAGAGATTACTTTGCAGCAAAAGCAATGGAAGGATTAATAAGTGCTTTCAAAGGTGATGTATCAGCAGAGTTTGATATAATCTCAATAGTTTCATACAAAATGGCAGACGCAATGATAAACCAAAGAGAACAGTAATGGCAGCAGAAAGTAACACACCAGTAGATATTGAAATCTGGATTGAGAAAGTAATTAATTCATGTGAAACTTATCAACAAGTTCTTAAGATTAGGAAGTTAATAAGATTGTATTTAAAAAGATTAGAACAAGAGGGACTATCCGACTATATTATTAGAAGTATAGAAGAAAAACTTCTAGCTATAGAAGGGGAACAAAGAAACTTAGTAGTAAACGGTGCTAAAAATTTTATGAAAGGATAAGTTATGGCAGGGCTATTTGATATGATGGATGATGCCATCGCACATGAATTAGGAGTTGATCTTTACACTTACATTAGAATAATTGATTGTGAATGTACTGAAGAAGAAGCAAACTTTATTATTCTAACTATTATGGAAGAAGATAAAGAAAATTTAGAAAAAGCAAAACGAATGTTTAATAAGTATTTAGATGATCAAAATTGATTTAATAGAAGAAGACCTTTGGGATCACTATAGTGGTTTACCAAATCCAATGTGGTATCAACAAATAACAGAATTAGAAGATGAAGAAGAAGTTGCAGATATTAATATTGATAATGAACTTACTACTAGATAAAATAAAACGTAAAAAAAAAAGTATATGGGATCTCTAAATAAACTAGATAAACGAAACATAATACAAATAGACTTAAGCAGCTGCAAAAATTGGAGTGAATGTATGAAAGTAATTGAACTAATAACATCAGGTAGAGTTAAAATTAAAGTAAATGAACAAACTAGATAAGCAATACACAGACCTTCTTCAAGACATTCTTGATAACGGAGTTACAAAGCAAGACAGAACAGGAACTGGAACAATCTCAGTATTTGGAAGACAAATACGTCACGATATGAAAGATGGGTTTCCTCTACTTACTACAAAGAAAATGCCATTCAAAACAATCGCAACAGAACTTCTTTGGTTCTTACGTGGTGATACAAACATTAAGTTTTTGGTTGATAATAATTGTCATATTTGGGATGGTGATGCTTATAAGAGATATTGTAATGAATGGGCTAAATATCCAAGTGAAGGTACGTTTAGTTCTAATGAATATTCATCACCAACAGAGCACGAAGCAGTTAGATTTACACAAGAAGAATTTATCAACAAAATAAAAACAGATGATGAGTTTGCTAAGAAGTGGGGTGAGTTAGGTCCAATTTATGGTAAGCAATGGAGAAGTTGGGGTGGTGAATTAGTAACAAAGAGAATAAAAGAAGAGGGTAAGTTTCCTGTTAGTCAAAATGTAATAGAGGGTCAAATAGACCAAATCCAAAATCTAATCAACGACCTCAAAACAAATCCAGATTCAAGACGATTAATGGTTAATGCTTGGAATGTAGCTGATTTACCTGTTACTGATTATAGAACGGATGATGAACTTTATCAAGATTATTTAAAGAATTTTGAGTAGAAAACAAAAGTTGTGACTATTTATTATAAAAGGAGGTAGTACCATTATGATAATTTACAAAACAACAAATTTAGTCAACGGGAAAATTTATATCGGTAAGGATAAAAATAATAACCCAAGTTATTTAGGCTCTGGAAAGATTCTAAAATTAGCAATTAAAAAATACGGTAAAGAAAATTTTACAAAAGAAACTTTAGAAGAGTGTCTTACAGAAGAAGTTTGGTTACTTAAAGAAAAGTATTGGATTAAACACTTTGATTCCATTAACACAGGATATAATATAGCCGAAGGAGGTCAAGGAGGTGATACAATTTCAAACAACCCTAATAGAGATGTAATTGCTAATAATCATTCTAAATGGATGGTAGAAAATAACCCTACTAGAGGTAGAAAAAAGAGTGGTGATGAAATAGAAAAATGGAAAAAATCTTTTGGTGATAAATCAAAAGGTGTTAACAATCCAAACTACGGTAAACACCATTCAGAAGAAACTAAAAGTAGAATCCGAGAAAAAGCTCTAGGCCGAACAGTTTCAGAAGAAACTAGACAAAAAATAAGTAGAGCTAATACTGGGAAAGATGGTTACTGGAAAGATAAAGAAAATATCAAACATTCAAAATGGATGAAAGAGAATAATCCATTTAGAGGTAAAACTCATAGTGAAGAACATATTCAAAAATTAAGAGAGGTTAATTCAGAACCTAAATCTGAAGAACATAAAAATAACATAAGTAAAAACTCACCTAATAACAAACAATTTGTATTGGAA